AGGTAACGGGCGTTTGCTTTGATAAGTTGAGCCGGATTTTTGACGGTCGTAACCCGGCGTTCAATTATCAGTTTCAAAACCCGGAACAAAGGGACGATTGGGAGTATTACCGCCAAGACGTATTACACGAACCGGAAATTTGGAGTACAAAAGGATGGGAGTTTTTCCAAACCGAAATAAATAGCGTTCTTATTGTCGATATGCCGAGCGAACAAAACCCCGCCGACAAATACCCGCAACCGTATTTCTATTGGTTGCCTATTGCATCCGTGATTGATTACAGAGCCAACCCGACGACGGGGGTAATGGATTATATCATATTTAGGCAGGACGGCGAACGTATCGCAGTAATTGACGACGAACGTTATAGAGTTTTCAGAGAGGACAAAAACCATAATATCGGCGAATTGCTGATTGATAACCCGCACGACGTCGGTTATTGTCCCGCCCGTTTCTTTTGGAGCGAACCGTTGAGCCTATCAGAACCCGACGTTAAGCAATCCCCGCTAACCAAGCAATTGGAGGCGTTGGATTGGTTTTTGTTTTACCATATCAGTAAAAGACATTTAGACCTTTACGGCGCATATCCGATTTATTCCGGGTATGAACAAAGTTGCGATTTCAGTAACGGCGAAAATGGCGATTATTGCGACGGTGGTTTTTTGAAAGACAAACAAGGGTTTTACAGATTGGACGCCGCCGGGCTTTTGATGCGTTGCCCCAAATGCGGGGATAGTCGTATTAACGGCGTCGGTTCGTTCGTTGAAATACCAATACCGGACGGGGATAAACAACCCGATTTGCGTAACCCGGTGCAAATGCTAACCGTTGACCGTGGGAGTTTGGATTATAACGTTGAGGAAGAAAACCGCCTAAAGAATGACATTATTACGTCGGTTGTTGGAACCAACGAGGAAATAACCACACGGGACGCATTGAACGAGCAACAAATACAGGCGAATTTTGAGAGCCAAAGCACGGTATTAAACCGGGTAAAAAAGGGATTTGAGGCGGCGCAACAATTCGTCGATGAAACCGTTTGCCGTTTGAGGTATGGCGGTTTGTTCGTTTCTGCAAAAGTCAATTACGGCACGGAGTTTTATTTATCCAACGCAACGGAGTTACGGGAACGTTACAAGGTAGCAAAGGAAAGCGGCGCAAGCGAGGCGGAATTAGACGCACTACAAAACCAAATTATCGAAACGGAATACCGGAACAATCCAACCCAATTGCAACGTATGTTGACGTTGGCGGAATTGGAACCGTACCGACATTTAACCCGTAACGAGGTATTGGATTTGTACGGCAAACAGATTATCAGCGAAAACGATATGCGTATAAAGTTGAATTTTGCTAACTTTGTACGCAGATTTGAACGTGAATATTTGAATGTGTTAGAGTTCGGGTATAATATGCCGTTCAACTCTAAGATAAATTTTATAACAAATAAATTTAACGATTATGCGAGTGAAAGTAAGCGAGGGCAAAACTAAAGACGTTGCGATTATCGACGTTACGCCCGAAAATTACATTGTCCCGGACAATGAGAAACATTTGTATCATTGCGTTATCGAAATTAAGAAATTCGATAGCGAAACGGGCAAACGGTTATCAATCCCACGTATTCAGAAATTCGGCAAAAAAGGCTATGAAAACAGCATTGCCGAGCATTTGAAAAAGCAAGGTTACACGATTACCGTATTGCACGACCCCAACGAGTACGTCAAGGCGCAAGCCGAGGAAAAAGCGGCACGAACCGCCGCACAGCAGAAAGCCGCCGAGGAAAAAGCCGCCGCCGATGCAAAGGCAAAGGCAGAAGCCGAGGCGAAAGCCAAAGCCGAGGGAAAAGCGGCGTTAAAGGCTGAAATTTTGGCGGAATTGAAAGCGGCGGGAGTTATCCCGGCGGAACCCGCCAAAGAAACCAAAGCCGATGCAAAGGCAAAGGCAGAAGCCGAGGACAAACCCGGAGCGAAAAAGTAACAGAGTATTAAACCATTAAAAATACGATTATGGCACAGATTGCACAGCAGGACAATTTGGTTATTGAAGTAACAACAACCGCCGCCGCATTGGATGGCGACACAAAGAAAAAGTTGATTGAATGTATTGAGGGCGGAACAATTACCGACGTCATTTTGGTAACAAAAGAGGTTGAAAAGAAAATCAGCCATGCACGTGTTGTTAGTTGGTTGGTTGACACAACCGGGGATTCGCCAAAATACACAATTGATATTATTAACGCAAACAGCGGAGCAGTAGAAGCAATCGCACTTAATTAATTCAAAGGGTAAGAATATTATGTTAACGAGAGAAATTTTACTTGCAAATGCAGCTTTGTCGGGATTGTCTGACGAACAAATTACAGCGATAACCACGTTATCCGTCAACGACGAAAATAGCGTAATAGCGAAAAAAACCGGGGAAATTTACGGCGGTTTGGATGCGGACATTTTAGCCGTGTCCGGTATCGCAAAGAACGGAACCGAAAAAACGTTTGATTACGCCAAACGAGTATTAACCGAGTTCAAAACCAAAGTTGAGGGCGCAAACGGTCTGCAATCACAGATTGACAGCCTAACCAAAGAAAAGGCACGTTTGGAAAAAGCCATTGCCGACGGTGCGACTGATGCGGAAACCGCAAAGGCATTGAAGCAAGCAAAGGCAGATTTGCAAAGCGTTACGACCCAATATAACGACCTCAAAAGCAAATACGATGAAGCCGAACAAACCCACACAAAGGAAGTGTTTGGCATTCGTGTTGAAACGGCATTGCAGACAGCAACCGCCGGGCTGAAGTTTAAGGCAGGATTGCCGGAAAGCGCAACAAAGGTTTTGTTGGGTCAAGCAATCGACAAAATTAAGGGTATGAACCCGGAATTTATCGACGACGGCAAAGGCGGCAAAATGTTAGCGTTTAAGGACGAAAACGGCGCAATCATGCGCAACCCGAACAATCAGTTGAACCCGTACACCCCCGGCGACCTTTTGACCCGTGAATTGGAAACAATGGGTATTTTGGATAAGGGACGCCAAGCGGCGGGCGGCGGCACGGGCGCACCAACCGGAGCCGGGGCGGGCGGTAATGTTACCGTTGACATATCCGGCGCAAAAACAAGGGTTGAGGCATACGACGCAATCGCAAACACTTTGCAACAACAAGGTTTACAGATTGGAACGGCTGAATTTGACGCCGGAATGAAACAAGCATGGCAGGACAACAATATTGCTGCATTGCCGGAAAAGTAAAAGACAACACGGGTAAAGGGTAACCCCGCATTTATAAACAATTTAATTTTTTAAACAATGAGTTTAATTGCAACAAGAGTACAGAATTGGCGGATAGAGAACCCGGAGTTAGACCGTAATATGTTCCGTCCGTGTGAGTACGGCGCATTGGATTTCTTTATTGAGCAAACCAACGCCCCCAACTCAATCATTAGCCCTAATTTGAGAGATAGGGCGTTAGTAAGTATCGGCAACACGGTACAAGTTCCGGTTATCAATTATGACGAAAACGTACAAGTTAGCAACGTGCGTTCATGCGTTATTGCTGATAATGAAAATACGTCCGCATTGGTAACGCTTGTTTGGGCTACTTATGCAATCGGGTTTACAATGGTTCCGGCGGCATACTCAAACAATGAGATTTCGTACCAACACGATTTTATGCGTAAAATGGAGAAAACAACCCGTGCGTTGGCGGATGCTTTGGATAAAGGAGCCGTTGCCGCATTGGAAGCGAACAAAACGCAGGTTTTCAAAACTTTGCTCAACTACACGCAGACCGGAAACGTGGTACAAGTTCCAACCCAAATGGCAACCGAGATTTTGGGCGACATTAACCCAATCATGCGGGCGAATTGTTACCCGGAATATATCCACCTTATCGCAAATGCGGGGGTTGATAGCCTAATACGCAAGTTGGCGCAACATGGCGTTTACAACGACGTTAATAAGCGCATGGAATACGACAACAAAGTATTGCATTATACTAACAACGTAACAGACGAAGCGGGTAAAATGGGAACAATGTTTGCCGTTGCCGATGGAAACGTTGGTATCTTAACCCGTGTTGACCGTGAGGCATACCGCCGCACCCGTGCGAATTTCCACGAATGGGACATTGTACGATTGCCGTACATTGATTTGCCCGTTGGTTCGCATTATTATACCGCCGTGGGCGACCAATCGGCGATTATGGGCGACGCAACCGCCGATTTGACGTGTGCGGTTAAGGAGTATTTCGGATTTAGCGTTGATGTTGCCTACATGGTAGCATATAACAGCAAACCGGACACCGTGGCAAATCCGATTATCAAAGCCGAGATTGCAGCACGCAACCCGAACGAACCGTTAGGAATGCCCGTATATGTAACCAACGCCGGGGAATTTCCCGCCGGGGGTGCAGGCGCATAAGCCGGAAAACGGAACAATTATTTAACCGAGGGGACGGGGTGGTTATCCCCGCCCCCCTTTTTTAATTTACGCAGTATGTACCGGATAAAAGAGATACAAGATAAATTATTGCACGTTGTCGGTTGGGAGCAATCATACAATCCCGCCGAGGCAATCGCCGAGCAATTGACAGAAACCGAAAGCGGGTTATATTTTCAAGGGGCGCACCCGCTTGTAACGTTGGATAACATGGCGGCAATCGTCCCGGATAATTGGGGTTATCAATACCCGGTTTGGAATGATACAAAGGAATGGAAAGCCGAAACCGTGGTACAATACGCCAACGATACGGCGGGCAAACCTTTGTATTGGGTCGCTTTGGTTGATAACGTCGCCGAGGTTCCCGCCGAGGGTTCGACCTTTTGGGAGAAATACAACATATTGTCCGACTATTTAGAGCGTTTGACCCGCAACGGAATTTCCACGGCGGTACAAACGTTTACCCAAATAAAAGGATTGGATAAGGAAACAAAGAACCTATTAGAGCGTCGCACGTTCTTTGATGGTGCGGGACGTATCAGAGCAACCCAACCGAATAATCATAAGTTGGTAGGGTTTGAGATTATCCCGGTGCGGGCGATGGGAGTAACCGCACAAATACACCGTGTCGGCTTGCAAATGACGGGCGGAACCGGGGTTGTGAAATTGTATCTTTTCCATAGTTCGCAGATTGACCCGATAAAAACGTTTGATTTGAATTTTACGTTAACAAATGGCGGCTTTCAATGGTTTACGTTGGAAGATTGTTTTTTGCCGTATATCAGCGACGCAAACAACGCCGGGGGTGCGTGGTTCCTTTGCTATAATCAAGACGATTTGCCCGCCGGGATGCAAGCAATTAACGTGTCGAAAGATTGGAGCGGCGAACCGTGCGGAACGTGTACCGGGTATGGAAATATTGAGGCATGGCGGCAATTGACAAAGTATTTGCAGATTTCCCCGTTTATGTACAACGCCCCGGAAACATTCGCCGAATACCCGGAGTTGTGGGATATAGCATACACGATGTACACTAATACGCTAAATTACGGGTTGAATTGTGAAATTACCGTCGGTTGCGACCTAACCGATTTTATCGTTGAACAACGGGCGATTTTCCAAACGGTAATACAACGCCAAGTTGCGGCAATCGCTTTGCGCACGTTGGCAATGAACCCCAACGTAAGGGTCAACCGGAACCAATCCAACGCCTCTAAAATGGAAATATTGTACGAGTTGGACGGGAATGTTGAGGGACGCCCCGGCGGTTTGGGTTATGACCTTAAAAAAGCGTTTGAGGCTTTGCGATTAGATACGCAAGGGATTGACCGTATTTGTTTGAGTTGCAACAACCGGGGCGTTAAGTACCGGACAACGTAATTGCATTATGGCGGGGTTACAATCAATAATTGATTTACGCAACCGGGTTAATACGTTTAACGACGGGTTGACGTCCGGGTTGATTATACGGGAAATAATCGACGACGGAATGACAACGGCGTTTATCATTGATGCCAACGCCGAGGAACAATTATTTGAACAAGGTATTAACCGATTGGGCGTTGACATAATGGATTATCGACCTTATACCCCGCTAACAATAGCCATTAAGGAGGAAAAGGGACAACCGACGAACCGGGTAACGTTACGGGATGAGGGCGATTTTGAGAGTAGTTTTTATTTGGAAGTCGGCGACAAACAATTTGAAATTAAGGCGTCGGATTTCAAGACGGAAGATTTGATAAAAAAGTACGGGCGGCAAATATTGGGATTGACGAACGAAAACATTGCTAAACTGATTTGGCAATACGTTTATCCGGATTTGCTAACCAAAGCAAAAAAAACGATATACGGAAATGGATAGAGTACCGATTATAAAGAACCCGGAATTATTCGACCGGGTTATTGCAAATATTCAAAAGGGATTGGCGGACGGGTTGCCGTGGCTAAATTATTCCTTTGGACGTTCGGAACGGTTGGTTAAGTCCATACAAGGAAAACGATATTACACGCCCAATATTTACGTCGGCGGCAATGAATATATGTTGATTGCCCCGGATAGTAATATAGGGAATTTTTCGTTTTTCGTGTTAGACGACCCGCAACAAATTGATTGGTTTCCCGGCGAACAAAACAAATATACAACGCCGTTTTCGGTTATCTTTTGGTTTGATATGCGCACGATAACCAACGACCCAAACAACCGGAATACGGAGGCGGTCAAACAACAAATCATGCGGGTATTGAATGGCGGTATTTGGTTGCGTTCCGGTTCCATGACAATAAACAGAGTGTACGCAAAGGCGGAAAACATATTTGCCGGGTTCACTTTGGATGAAATAGACAATCAATTTTTAATGCACCCGTTCGCCGGGTTCCGGTTTGCCGGGGAATTGGGAATTGATGAAACGTGTTTAACTGATTAAAAACAAAGTGTATGCAAGCATTTTTATTTTATACGGTCGTGGTTGCTTTGGTTGCTGCATTCGGTTTGACCTTGTTACGCAAATGGCGGGTTATCGAATGGGTACAAGTCCACGGCAACGAGTTCTTCGCAAAGATGTTTAATTGCGATTTCTGTTTGTCCTTTTGGGCGGGGGTTGCTTTGGCAATCCTTTTGGCGTTTATAACCGGGAACCCGACGTTGTTGTTGGTTCCCTTTTGTTCCACAATGATAACCCGTTTTTTGCTATGAAAACCGTTAAGATAGGAGAACGAACCGTTGAGATATACGACGCAATCGACGAATTGCCGATGTTGCGATTTCATAAGTACAATAAAATGTTGTTAGTTGATGCCGGGATTGGTTCCGATTTGCAGGATTTCGACACGCATATTGAAAAGGCGATAAGATACGCCCGGAGTAAAACCCCCGAATTGGCGGCAATCGAATTGGATAATATGCGGCAAAACGTGTATTTCATTCAAACCGGAATAAGCCCAAAGCATTTGGCGTTTGCCGTGTTGGTTAAATCAATCGACGGGGAGCCGTACAACGATTTATCCGACGATGGGTTGCAAAAGGTCGTCGATATGTTCGGCGATGTTCCCGTTAAAGAGTTGACCGCCCAAATGGAAGCGGTCAAAAAAAAAATAGATGAAGAATTGCAAATGTATTTCCCCCGGTTGTTTGACGATGCGACGGTTAAAGAGTATTACGACGAATTGCGCAACCGCACAATGTTAATGTTGGATGCCATTATAAACGGCGATACAGAGGACAAACGGGCGGAAATTGATAAAATAACGACGATGTTGTTGTTGTACAATCGCCCGGTTGTTTTTAGTGGTTCCGATAACATGGAAATTCAGTACGATAAACAGTTTGAAAATATGTGTTTAACCATATCCCAACATTTACACGTACCGGAGCCAAAGAAATACACCGTTTTAGAGTATTACAACGCATTTGAGCGGATAAAGGAGTTGTTGAAACCAACCAAAAATAAAAACGGCGTCAAATAAGGCGATTTGCGGCGTTGTTTTTCTTTGGTTGATTAACTACATGGAAAAGAAAAGATAATTTAATACGGGGCAAATTGCCCGCAAATAACGTTAAGTATGGCAGATAATAACAACCCAATAAAATATAGCGACCTTGTAAAGCCCGACGATAGTATTACAAAGTTGATTGCGCAATTAGACCAATTAAGCGACGCATATATGAATACGTTGCAAAATATCAAGTCGGAAGCAATAACGGTTAAGGCTGCATTGGAGGGCGTAAGCGGGGCGACCGAAAACGGACGTAAGACAATCCGGGGGGCGTCGAACGATACCGACAAATTGACACGGGCGGCACGGGATTTAGCATTTGCGGAAAGCGAGAACGCAAAGCGATTAGCGGAATTGAAGCAAGCCCAAAAGGAGGCAAACGAGTTGAACAAATTAACGACCCGGTTAAATCAGTCCGCCGAGGGTTCATATAATCGTTTATCCGCTCAATACTCAATCAATAAAATATACCTCAATAACATGACGGTTGAGGAAAGGGAGGCGACCGAAGAGGGGCGCAAATTGGTTGCAGAAACAAAAGCGATTTACGAGGAAATGAAGCGGTTGCAGGAAGCGACCGGGAAAACGTCCCTAAACGTCGGTAACTATTCCGACGCCGCAAAAGGTTTGACGACCCAAATAGAGAACCAAACAAAGCAATTAGCATTGTTACGATTGGAGGGTAAGCAAGGAACCGCCGAATATCAGCAATTGAGCAAAGAAACCGCAATATTACGGGATGCGGTCAAGGATGCAACCGCCGAGATTACCCGGATGGCGTCCGATACGTCCAATTTGGATGCCGTGTTGAGTTTTGCGGCGGGTGCGTCCGGTGGGTTTGCTGCATTTACCGGGGCAATGGAGTTGTTCGGGTCTGAAAGCGAGGAAGTGCAGGAAGCGCAAAAGAAATTACAGGCAGCAATAGCCATTACAACCGGGGTTCAAGCCATACAAAACGCAGTACAAAAGCAATCCGCAATCATGTTGGGTATTTCCCGGCTACAAATGGCGGCATTGAGCAAAGCGCAAGTTTATAACCGCCTTGTTACCATGCAGGGAACAAAGGCAACGTTGGCGGCTACCATTGCGCAAAAGGCTTTCAATCTGATTGCCGCCGCAAACCCGTATGTTCTTTTGGCATTGGCATTGGTTACGGTTGTGGGGGCTTTAGTTCTATTCGCCTCTAATACCGATAAATCGGCAAAGAACCAACAAAAACTTAACGAGGCGCAAAAGGTTTGGTTGGATTATCTGGAAACCGAGGCAACCGAAATGAACCGAGTTAGCAATGAACGTGTCGCCCAATTGAACCGGGAATTAAACATTGCCAAAGCCCGCAACGCTTCATTGTCTGAAACCCGAAAGATTGAGGACGAAATATTAGCCGAACGCACAAAGGCACACAATAAAAGCGTTGGTTTTTACGGTCAAGAATTAGACGATTTGGAAGCGAACCGGGCAAAGTTGAAACAACTAAACGATATGTTGGTACAACTCAATAACGCCAAAGCCCGTGGAGATAAGAAAGTTTATATTGATGTTGATTTAGACGGCAAAATTGATAAAGTTAAGGTTGACGAAGCAATTGAAGCCGTGCAGGGTCAAATAGATAATACCGGGCGGGCGGTTGACATTGCCGTTAATCTGAAAACCGAGGGGGCGGATTTGGACGCCGAAAGAAAGATATTAGCCGCCCAACGATTACAAGAAAACCGGGACGCCGCCAAAGCCGAAACCGACATATTACGGAAAGCCGAGGACGCCCGAATTGCTTTAATTAAAAACACGTTCGACCAACAACGGGCGCAACGCCAAGCCGCCAACGCCCGTGCGATTGCTGATATACAATTGCAGTTGAGAACGGAAACCAATTTAACGGTTAAGGCACGCAAAGCGTTGAACGACCAAATTGTTTTATTACGGGAACAATTGGCGGTTGATATGGTAGATATTGCCAACCAACAACGTGCGGCGGAATTGTCTGCACAACGGACAACGCAGGACGCCCAAATTGCATTGATGGCAGAGGGTGCGGAAAAGCAACGGGAACAATTGCGGGTTGAGTATGAAAGGCAGATACAAGACATTAATACCCGGTTAGAAACCGAGCGGGGATTAACTGAAACACAAGTTGCCGAATTGCTTAACCAACAATTACTTTTGCAACAACAATACGCAAAGAGTTTGGGAGAATTGAACGACCAAATTACAATAGACCAAATGCAAGCCGCCGCCGACCGGACGCAATTACAATTAGACGCCGCCCGTGAGGGTTCGCAGGAGGAAATAAATTTGCGCATTCAGTTGTTACAGCAACAACGGGCAATTGAATTGGCGCAAAATAGACAATTAGCCGAGGACGTGCGCCAGTCCGAGGCGGATATAAACGCCAAATATGACGCCGAGGTATTGAAGCAAACGACCGAGTTAAACCAACAACGGGCGTTAATGCTTTTCGACCAAACGCAAGCGTTGGAGGCGTCCGAGTTTGATTTAATTCGTAATTCCGAGGAACGCAAAACCCGGTTCCGGTTGGCACAAGAAAAGGCACGGTTGCAAAAGATTTTAGAGTTGAACAAAGCGGCGGGCGTTAAAATGACGGATGCCGAGGTTAAGACAATCGAAAATACCATTGCGAAAATCGACCAAGAAATTGAGAAAAGCAAAGGCGACGAACGGGGAAACGATATTTACGGGTTGTTTGGGCTTAATTTGGACGACGACCAAAAGGAGGCAATAAGTACGTCCGTTTCTTTTGCCATTGAGCAATTAAATAGTTTTTTGGATGCAAAGGTACAAGCCGCCGACGCCGCCGTTTCCGCCGCTGACAAAGAGGTTGACGCAAGCCAACGCCGATTAGATGCGGAATTAGAGGCACGGGCGAACGGTTACGCCAATAACGTAGCAATGGCACAAAAGGAGTTAGACCAAGCCAAAAAGAACCAAGAAAAAGCCCTAAAGGAGCAACAAAAGGCGCAAAAGGCACAACAAGCAATCCAAACAATCCAACAAATCGGAAACCTTGTAACGGCGTCCGCTTTGATTTGGTCGCAATTAGGGTTCCCGTTTGCAATCCCGGCTATTGCGATAATGTGGGGTTCCTTTGCCGCCGCCAAAATTAAAGCCGCCCAATTATCCAAGTCCGCCAACGCCGGGGGTTCGGAAAGTTACGGCGATGGTACGGTTGAAATGTTGGCGGGAGGTTCCCACCAATCCGGGGACGATGTAGATTTAGGAACCAAACCGGATGGAACCCGGAGGCGTGCCGAGGGCGGGGAATTTTTCGCCGTTATCAATAAACGTAATTCCCGCCGTTTCCGTCGTTTAATCCCGGACGTAATAAATAGTTTGAACCGGGGGACATTTCCCCAAAAATACCTTAATGCCTACAATACCGACGGCGTTAATGTAACGGTTCAACAAAACAACGCACCGGATTTGCGGGATTTGAAAGACGATGTAAGGGAGATTAAGGAACAAAACCGCCGTCGTCGTTATGTGGACGGCAACGGAAATGTTATTGAGGTTTACAAGAATTTAACACGTAAAATTAAAAATTGATATGAACCCAATTTATAGACATTCTTTTGTAAATGCTTTTTTAGTAACGGGAGCAATATATCACACAACCGGAAATATTGAGGGGGCAAATAGAAATTTTTTCTATACCCGTACTTTCATTCCGGTTAATGATGTTTATCCCCGGAAATTGTACCAAAATTATACGGCACAATCCGGCGGGGCTTTTTATGATAGTAATAAAAAATTTATCGGGGGTTGGGGAAGTCCAACCCCGGCGAATGATACGGAATTTGACATACCAAATAACGCCGCATATATTCGATTTAATGTAAATAAAGAACAATACGCAGCGGGGACGGCATGGTTAAGGTTGGGAACGTTGGACGCCCCAAACGTCTTACAAGGTCAAATGGTGCATCCCATTTATAAGGATGATTTGGCAAAAGAGTATGAATTAGAAACGAACCAACGTTTTTATCGTGCCAAGTTATCCGGCAAAATTACTTTTGTTCGGGACGATTACGATTATATTAACCGCCAATCGTTCGACAATGAATTTTTGTATTGCATTGAAAAGAGCGACGACGGCGGGCGTACATGGTTCCAATACTTTCAAGGCAAGTTTATGAAAACCGATTGCACGTTTACCGATTACGATAAAAAGGTTGTTGTACAACCGGACGCAATCGACGATTATAACGACGTGTTGGCGGGATTGGAAAAGGAATACAATTTAATAACGTTAGCCCCGTCAATCCAACGTATAACCATAAACAAACGCCCGCTTATTCAAATATATGTTCCGGGCGATAGTATTGTTTCGTGTTTTTTGGGCGGTACGAATTGGGAACAAGACGCAAACGCCACGACCGACCAAAACGCATTAATACAAACCTATCGTTTTGCACTATGTAATATTTTGAAAGAAATACAAATTACGTCGCACGGTTCCCCGGCGGTAATAGCCGGGCTTTATACCGGGCGAATGGCGACGGGTGCAAGTGCGGACGTTTTCGAGGGTAAATTATACCCGGAATTAAATGTAAATTATTATATCTATATTTCACAACAACGAATTGTGGGCGGGCCACCTCTTGGGTTAGTAGATGTTGAGATACGCCGCCGTTCTGATGATGTGGCAATGTTCCGGTACAAAAAGATAACAGAAGAACCTTTTGATACGTTGGAGTTTGATTTAACCGCCGTTGAGGGTTCCGGGGCAACCGGGACAATGCACGCCGATATGAAAAGTTACAATATATATGCCCGGTATTTGTGCGATGTGGAGAAAATCGACGACCTTAATACATATCCATTGCCCGCCGATGATATAGTTGATAATAACCGTAATTATAGGCGTGCGATTGGTTACGCAATCGACGTGGCGTTTATTTCAAACAACTTTTCAGATACCCCGACCGAGTGGGGATTAGCGGACAACGGAAAGTATTTTGCGCCCCCTTATTCCATATACGGACAAACGTTTTATCCAATCGCCCGGTCAACGTGGCGTTATGCGTCGTTGTGGTTTGGGTTTTATTTGATGGATTGGTTGTTAGAGGAAAAAGCGAGGAAAGAATATACTTTGCGGGATGCGTTCCCGGTTGCTTCTTGTATATCTGTTTTGCTTAATCAGATTGCGCCCGGTATAACCCACGCAGCCACGGCGGAATATAGCCAATTTTTATACAGCGGAAACAATCCAATATCAGGGTTGAATTTTCGTTTGCTTGTATCGCAGAAAACCAATATTATAAACGGGGAATATCAGCAACCCGCACAAAAAGCCCCGACGACATTACAACAATTTACCAATATGTTACGGGATTGTTTCAAATGTTATTGGTTCATTGAGGACGGCAAATTTAAAATCGAACATATCCAATATTTCCGCAATGGCGGTTCCTATTCCGGCGGGGCTATATTAAGCCACGATTTGACAAAGGAATTGAATTTGCGCAACGGGAAACCGTGGGCGTTCAATACGTCGGAATATTCGTTTGATAAGGTAGATTTGGCGGAACGATACCAATTTGAATGGATGGACGATGTAACAACGCCGTTTGAGGGTTTGCCGATACAAGTAATTAGCAAGTATGTAACACCCGGAAAGATTGAGGAAATTAATATATCAAACTTTACGTCCGATATTGATATGATGTTGTTAAACCCCGGCAATATGAGTTCGGACGGGTTCGCCTTGTTTGCCGCCGTTCCGCCAACGTCCGGGTCGCAATGGATATTACCATTTACCCGCCAAACTATTAACGGGGTCGAATACTTTTTGCAAAACGGATATTTGGCGTTTATCAATCTGCAATCCCCGTATTGGTTATATGATTTACCCGCCCGTCGTGTATCAATAAACGGTTCCGAGGTTTACGCATACGGTATTGAGAGAAAGAAGAAACAAACGCTTAGTTTTCCGGCAAATGACGACCCAAACCCCATGCAATTAATAAAAACATATTTGGGTAACGGTCAGATTGATAAATTAAGCGTAAATTTGTGCAGTCGTTCAATTAAAGCAACTTTGAAATATGACACCGAATAATAATTTATCTATTTTACCTTTCTATGATAGTTTAGAGAAGCAAAACGCCCGTAAATCATACGCATACGGGAATATATACCCGTTGTTTGCCCCGGACGACAAATTTTTGCCGTTTCAGATTATCGCACCCGCATTGAATAACCAAACAATTATTCGGGTTGCCGTGTACGATAAGAATAGCAATGTTGTTGCCGAGATAACAACGGAAATGTTGCAATCGGGTATGTACGTTAAGAAATTCCCGACGTTGGGTTATGACCTTATTGTTTACCCGGCTTTTTTGCCTTTGTCTTTTAAATTAAGGCAGGGGATATATTTTTTGGTTGTTTCGTATGGTAATATCAATTTCTTTTCCGATATGTTTACCGCCGTCCCGGACGTTGATAGTTATTTAACGGTTAAATGGTGGGATGCCGAGGACTTATATTTTACCGGAGGACATATTGATTATACCGCACCGTATAAAAACACATTACACGTATGCGCCCAATTGGGAAAACCGGAATATGTTTTTGAAGAGGAGGGCGAAACACGGGACGGGTATTTTTTCCCGGAAAAACAAATTAGTGAAAAGACATACCGATTTATATTTTTGGCCCCGGAATACCTATGTGACGCAATGCGTATAATCCGAATGAGTGATTACGTTACGGTTGAAAGTTTCGGGCAAACATATAATTGCGATACGTTTTTGATAACCCCCAAATGGCAAACGCAGGGCGATTTGGCGAGCGTTGAATGTGAGTTCCAAACCGACACAGTTATTAAAAAGATTGGGCGGGGCGTTGTTCTTACAGGAAGCGAGGATTATAATACAGATTTTAATAATGACTTTAACAGTTAACGAAAATGGCAAATTGGAGTAATTTAATTGCGGCTATTAACGCCGTTATCAAAACCAACGGAAACCGGGAAATTACCGGGGCGGTTCTGCAAAACGTATTGGATACAATGGTTACGAACATGGGTGCAAATCGGCAATTTGGCGGCTATGTTGACCCGTCGTTTGTGCCGCCGACAAATCCCGACGGGAATATATTTTATTTGAGTAAAGGGGCGGGCATTTATGCCGGGTTTGGCGAATGGGGCGGATTAACCGCCAATATTAAGTCCGATACCGAAACGATTATGTTTTATAATGTTTCGGGCGGTTGGCAATGGCGTATAACTGGTCAAGCATCATTAACAAATTTATATTCAACCCGTTTTTATCTTTCCGGTAATTGTGATGTATCGTTACATGGTTCGACCATTACATTTGTTGTCAAGAAGAAAGAATTGGCAATTTTCGACGTGCAAGGGGGATACCGTTTTGTTGCCGCCGGAACCTACACGTTGCCGCACTCTTATAACTTGTATTTATCAACTGACCCGGATAGCTATGTTGCGCCGGACTTTGCAAAGAGGGGAACCGGGGAAACGCTTTATTTCGTAACGGCGACGTATGAAACTTCGCAATCCCGTTTGGGATTATGTGCGGCGCAATGGGAAACGTATTACACGCCGTTTCAATGTTTGCAAATTCGGAACGTTGGCAATAGCGCATTAATGGCGTATAAAAATGGAGGTAAATTCGTTGTAACAGACCACGACGAAACCGGGATTACAATAAACGGGGCGGATGCAATATTGAATTATGTAAACGGGACATACGCCGTTTTGAATAGTCGAAAATTTGCTAATAGCGAAAATAGTGTTATTGTATTGTCAAAATCCGATACGGAATTTATCCCGGTTAAAAACAACGAAGAGTGGAAGTCACGCGGTTTTTATTTATGGGAGGTATTGCAATGGTCGGATTTGAAATTGAACAAAACGCCAACGGTCGTGTTGGGTCAAATGAAAGCCCGATATAAAGGCGAATATATCCCGTTTAGCGTAATGGATGGTATAGATTATTACTATAATCCCGCAATGCGCATGGGTAAAGGTTCAGATATTAACGGTATCCGTGCGCTTTGTTTCGCTCAAATTACGACTATGAAATTGTATGTTGAGAATACGCAACAAACAATCAAGGAATTATGGTTGGACGGTATTACAATGGATTATCCTAGCACGGTTAATACGCAAATTATTTTCGGCGCATGGACAAACCCGGAAAATACAGCCAACAAAGGTACATATAGGCAGGTTGCAAAAGCAACCATGATAACCAGCGATAATAATACAAAAATCATTGATTGGAAAGTTGAGCCGTTGAACAATTCCGGGTTAAAGGGGTATATACAGACTAACCGGGCGTTTTTCGATTGGTTCTATAAAACAGGAAATCCGAATGATTGGCAAAGCGACGGAACGGGTAACGACTTGTTTTGTCAATTTGATGTTGTGGGTATCCCGGTTATTATTCCGGAGGCGAGAACTAACGAAAAGAACATTGAGAGAGAGGAAAAGGGAATATTGCCCCGTTTGTCTTTTGCTGAAAATCCGTTGATTGGTAAATTATCAATCTATGATAAATTAAAGGCAAAAACAAAAGACATAACGATAATACAGTTGGGCGATAGTATTAGTACAAACAACCTGTATGCGTCCCCGGTTGCGGATGCGGCATATAGACCGCCACGCATGGAGGAATTATATTTGCCCTATTACATAGAACAACAATTGCGTTGGAAAGGTCAACAATACCGTCGTTCGGACGCCATGACACAACCGGACGGAACGACCGCCATGTTTACCGAGGTTGGAACCGGGGAAAACAAATACTATGATGCAGCGTGGGATTGGCAATCGCCTAACGACGTAAATAATTATTACAGGCTTTGGACACGTGTATTGACCGGGTCGAATTGTTCCGTTACTTTCAAGGTTCCGGCGGGTACAAAACGGGTTGGGTTCATTTATCGTACTGACTACCTTTGTGCGGCACAAACAAAAGTAACAGTTGCGAACGGTTCCGGTATTATGCGCATAAAAGAAGCCGACGACACGTATGTTGAGGCAAACGGATATACGTTTAGTATGCAGGAAGCCGACGAAATAATTACAACGCCGTTAGGTACATTGCGTAAATCACAGGGTCAAAAGCGGCTTATGTTCCATTTTGACCTAATAGGAAGCGAACAAACAATTACAATTGAGAACGTCGGCGACGGTCGGTTGAATTATTGGGGTGTGGAATATACCCCGTATGATTGTATGTTGTGTTATATCAATGTATCCCGTGGCGGGCATGATATACAGAGATTGCGGGCGTTTGAAGCATGGGACGTTGACGGGTTCGCCCCGGATGCAATACTAATGCAAATAATGTTAATTAATGAGGGGGTTGTAAGCGTAAACCCACGGGCGGGGAATACCCCGGAGAAATTCGCACAACGGTTTGTCAAGTACATTACAGACTTAAAAAACAAATCATACGCCCCGGAAATAATCCCGTATATACTTTATATTGGAGTACAAGCCGGGATTGTTAACCAAACAACCGGAGCGTACCAATGTTCCTTGTTGTCGGGATATGGATATGTTGACACGTATAAGTATATCGGGGCGTTGGATAGTGCGTTGCGTACCTTATTGGGTTATTTCCTTAATTTCTTTGATGATTACACGGAAATAGCATACAGGAAAGCCGAGATTGAGGGGACGGGAAATATTTGGACGTCCGCAATTAATTACTCCGGGCAAAAGGGCGATACATTCACGGCTGATACGGTACATTTGAATGATTACGGGTCGTTGATTGCATACCGATTAATAAAGCGATATTTGAATTTATAAACCAATTCCCGGACGTTGAGAGCGTCCGGGATTAACTATTTAAAAACCATGCAAGAACGTAACGTTATCAACGGAACAACAACGGCAATGGTCGCACCGTTATTGGATTTTTACAACAATATTATTCCTTTTATCCTTTTGGCTATTGTCTTAATTATCGTTGACAGTAGGTTTGGAATAGCCGCCGCCCGTAAACGTGGCGAAACAATACGGATGTCCCGTAAATGGAGGCGGGCAATAAATAAGTTAGTCGATTATGTTTGTTGGGTAACTTTGGCGGGATTATTCGGACAAACATTTGGTTCAATATTAGGTATTCCGATATTGTCCGGCTTGTTTTTGCTTATTGTGTATGGTATAGAGGTTACAAGTTGTTTTAACAATTACTTTGAATACAAGGGCATAAAAAAGAAAGTGAATATTTTTAAATTGTTTAACCGTCCGGAGGTCGAAAATTGTATTGAGGACGTCGAGGACACAAAAAAGGAGGGCGAAAAATGAAAGATGTTTTAAAGCAGATTTTCCCAAACAGCACGGAGGAAAACCGGGCAAAGTACGCAAGCCCCTTACGGCTTGCAATGATGCGGTATAATATTGATAACCCGAACCGGATACGGGCGTTTTTGGCGCAAATCGGACACGAAAGCGGGCAATTATCCGCCGTCGTGGAAAACCTTAATTACAGCGCAAAAGGATTGCGGGCAACGTTTGGGAAATATTTTAAAACGGATGCCGAGGCGGAAAAGTACGCCCGGAAACCGGAGGCAATCGCAAACGTTGTGTATGCAAACCGATTGGGTAACGGCGATACGAAAAGCGGCGACGGTTGGCGATACCGGGGGCGTGGGTTGATACAGATAACCGGAAAATCCAATTACAACGAGGCGTCGCAAAAGATGTACGCATTGCCGTTGGGCGTGGACTTTGTGGACGAACCGGAATTGTTGGCAACCCCGAATTACGCCGCACAATCGGCGGCGTGGTGGTGGAAAAACGCCGGATTGAACGCAGTTGCCGACGGGTTGGGCGGTGCGAACGATACCGAGGTTTTCAAACAGATAACCAAGCGGATTAATGGCGGATACAATGGGTTGGACGACCGATTGGCAATTTACGAACGAGCAAAAACCGTGATAGTATGAAAAAGTATTTGATTTTGGCGGCAATCATTTTGGCGGTTGCCGCCGCCTTATGGGGGCAACACGTCAAAATAAAGAGGTTGACCGAGGAACGGGACAGATACCGGAGCAATACCGAAATACTATTGCAGGACGTCAAGACGTACCAAACGAAAGACAGTTTGAACGCAATCAAAGTCGGGAATTTGGAGTTGTCATTGGCGGAATACAAAAAGTACCGGGCGGACGATTTGGCGTTGATAAAGACGTTGCAGGCAAAGAACCGGGATTTGGAACGGGTTACAACAACCCAAATGGAAACAATCAACGAATTGCGGGCAACCGTCCGGGATAGTGTTGTATATTTGCCCGGCGATACGGTTACGACCGTTCTACGATGCGTCGATATTGTCGAACCGTGGTTTGAGTTGCACGGATGCGCCACGCCGGACGGACAATTTACCGGGACGCATATAAACCGGGATAGTCTGTTGATTGTCGAAACGGTGCAATACAAACGTTGGTTGGGTTTTTTATGGAAAACCAAAAAGATAAAGAACCGGGAAATTGACGTTGTAAGCAAGAACCCGGCAACCCGAATATTGGGGGTTGAGTTCGTAACCATAGAAAAGTAATAAACCGGGGGTTGTAACAAGGCGTTGCAACCCCTTTTTTTATTGAGCCATTTTTAGCCCGTTTCCGGGCATTTTATTTCAAAGTGGATAATTTACCCGTCCCGCTTGCAAAAGTCGCTTAAATCGAAAATTCCAAGAAAATAACTCTTTTGGAACCAAAAACGAATTTTTTTATAGGAAAACACGAAAATAAAAGATAAAACCTTTGGTAATTAAAATAAAGGTTGTATATTTGCATCATCAAACAAGAACGACCGGGCGTTTTCCCGGAAAATAGAGAGCGAAACAATGAATACTCAAAGCATTTATAACGGATTAGATTACACAACAAAAGAGATTAACCGCAATTTCAAAATTAAGGTAAACGGAATTGTAAACGGCAAAAAGGTTAATGTATTGGTTGGCGTGTCCGGTTTAATAAAGATTGTCGGCGATATTAAGTTAGTCAATCGCTTATTAAAACGTGCTTTCAATTGTTACGGCGACAAAGAGGTTTGTAAATTGCGCCGAGGCGTTAAAATCACTTTCTATTATCAGTAAAACAACGACCCGGCGTTTCCCGGGTAATAAATAAATTTCCAAGAAATGAAAACAGATTTAAACGGCGTAAGCCAATGCCCCAAAGGAACCGAGAATTACGAAACGTTTTATACGATGGTTAGACGTAAAAGAACCAAGTTAATACAATACGATTATCGTAGCGAGGACGGCGAATTGTTCACGTGTGTAAAGCCTACATTAACCGAATGCCGGAAAGCACGGGACGAACATTTTAAACCCGTCGTCGTGGTTTATACCCCGGAACAATTCAAAGAATTGGGATTTGATGGCGAAATTGCAAAGTACATGAGAGAACACACCAATACGGCAATCGTCGGCGATGTTCCCGGAGTTGACCGCCACGTTATCCGTTATCGGACGCACAAAGATTGGACGAATTACCGAAACAACAACCCCTATTCAAACAAGTAATAACCCGCCGGGGGATTGTCCCCCGGCACAACTCAAAACGATATGATTACAAAAGCGGAAATAATGGAAAAGGCGGCATTGAAAATTGATTTATCAACATTCCCCGCCGAGGCTTTGGAGAAAATGAACGAAATGTTTAACGGCGATTATGCCGGGGCGATGGCAAAAACGGACGCCGAGATTGAAAAAGGCGTTGATTTATATTTGTCGGCGGTTGGGCGTTCTGTTGAGGTGTGGCACAAAGGTAAAAGCCATACAACAAAAGTTGCCCGGATTGATTACGACGCAAAGGACGATTATTTTGTGTTGGAATTTAGCGACCGGGGAACATTCCGTTTTCGCAATGGTGGCTTTGCGCCGTTGGGACATTCCGGGGAATTTTACGGGATATTCGACCCCGCCGTTGGAAAATGTGGAATTAAATTTTTGTAGAACCAAGCCGGGGGCGCAATCCCCCGGCATAATCATTTAGAGCGATGAATAAAACGAAACGTTACCGATTAAGTCAAGCAATGTATAAGATAATCCAAAATGCAAACGGCGGGTTATTTTTGCTTTATACCCGGCACAATCCCGGCGATGTGTTAAACCTATTATTAGACGGCAACGATATTGGGTTGCTTTGTCAAGTTGAGAGCCGACACGACCAATATTATAAGTTTTGCAAAGTGATTAAGGAGGGCAAAAATGATATTAACAGAGGAACAACGGGAAATATTGAAAGGTAAGATTTGCCCGTATTGCCATATTCAAACCGAGTACAAAAATAGTATTGAGGTTTACGGCATTGATTACGGAATGATTTACTATTGCCCTAAATGCCGGGCGTATGTTGGCGTTCATGCGGGAACCGACCGGGCAAAGGGTCGATTAGCAAACGCCGAGTTACGCCGATGTAAGATTGAGGCGCACCGATATTTTGACGAAATATATAAGCGTAAATTAATGAAGCGTTCCGAGGCTTACAAATGGTTATCCGAGCAATTGGGATTACCAACGGAATACACGCATATAGGAATGTTTAACCCGGAAACGTGCGCAAAGGTCGTGTTTCAAAAAAATATTTGGAAACCATGCGATTTGCATTAAGAAAACAAGATAAGATAAAAGCGTATTTTGAGCCGCACGGCGACGAAATGTTGAACCGAATAAAAGAGAGTTTAACCCGGTATTTTTCCGCCGACCGTTCGGATTTCCCGGAGGGATTGCGGGACATTGAAAGCGATTATAACCAATTGCCGGGGGAACCATACCCAACCATTGCGATAAACGACGCCGGGAACCCGGAACGTATGATTGAGTTCTATGTTACCGGGAAACAATACGACGTTTACCATGTGGCATTTAAGGGATTTACAAAGGGCTGATTATGGAAAGCGTTATTATTGAGGAAATGCGGGCGTTTATGCGGTTAGATTTGAACCCACGGCAAAAACAATATTTTGCCGATACAATCGCCGTTGCAAAACGTGTTGATATTGTCCGGGCGGCGGACGTGTTCAACGATTACGAATTAGAGATTATCCGGGATATACTGAAACCCCAACCGCAACAATGTTATCGGAATGCGCATTTGCTTTGCCAATTGTTCCCGGAACGGGTGCGATATTGCGAGGGCAAAACATTTGCTTTTATTCCCATAGAACACGCATTTAACCGGGTTGGCGACAAATACGTTGATATTACGTTTGAGTTTGCATTACAAGACGCCGAATTGTTAGAACATGAGTACGTTGTATTTGGCGAATACGATTTGCGAACGTTGGAACGAATTACAAGGAAAACCGGGTATTACGGCGATATATACCGAAATATCTATATTGAGCGGGTAAAAGTAACCCCCGACGCAATGAAGTAACGCCGGGGGTTGGTACGCAGTAACCGAGAGCGATGTTGTAAGGTTATGCGGTGCAACAAAATTAGTGCTTTTTATCTGTATACAAGCGTCCAACGTGAACAAATAAAATATTCAAAGGTTTTATTTTTGGTAATATAAATATTATTTATACTTTTGCAGAAACAAAAACCCACCGGGGGATTACCCGGCAAAGATATGAGAATAAAAGAGAGCAATTTATTAAAACGATTGGCGACCGATAGCGGGAAAACAGCCAAACAAGTTTCCGAAATTGTCGTTTCGGAATTACTCAAAAACAAAGTTATTGAGGACGACCCGGACAATTGGGGCGTTTCCGTTTTCGATGCAATAAACGAGGACGTAACCGAGGAACAAACCGCCAATTGTTATGCGGCGATTTCCGAGGCGTTGGGCGTGTATCTGAAACGGGTATATTTCATTGTCCCGGATTTGGATTTAATGGGTAATGAAGATTGCCCGGAGTGCGGCGGCGAAATGGAAGTTACCGACGGGGAATATAAACAGACCGGAGGCGACGGATATTTGACCCCGCCGGAATATACCGCAATTTGGGAGGAAAAAACGTGTACGCATTGCGGACACAAAGAGAGTAACGAACCGAGTTATTAACAATAAAAGACTAAAGAAATGGCAGAAATGACGAAATTAAGAGTAAACGAGGCAATCGCACGGGCGCAAACCGCCGGGATTAAGGTTTATAAAAAAGAGGTTGCCGCCCGTTTATGGGAGGGACGCACCGAAAGCGCACAACAAGTTAATATGACTAACTTATGTAACGGTACGACCAAACAGATACGCCCGGAATGGGTTGTTATCATTTGCGAAATGTGTAATTGCACCCCTAATTATTTGTTTGGATATGAAGAATAACGGGTTACAATGGTTTGAACGCATGGCGGACGTTATGTTTTCCGATAGGTTCCAAGCGAAAGCCATTATTGCGACGTTTGGAACGTTGGGCGTTGTTTGTCTGATTGGTGCATTTTGGAACCCGTGGCAATTGATGTTTGCGGGTATGTGTGCCGTAATGGTAATATGTGGATTTTCAGAATTAAAAAAGAGTAGAAAATGAGAGCGAACAAAAAGAAACCGGAAAACCCGGTACAAAAGACGGTCGAAAATTTGGGAGCCGTTCCCGCCGACCAATTCCCGGAAATTACCGAGGAACAACAACAAATAATCCCCCCGTTTGAAGCGGTCGAGGTTGAGCAACCAACCGGAATATTTGAGATATTGCCGGGCATGACGGTTGAGGAAATGACGGCAATGTTTTTTGATGAAAAAACGTTGATTGAACCCCCGTATAAGGTTTGGCAATTGAATAGTAAGGGACACCGCTATTATTACCGATATGACGACAACGGGAACCCGGAGTTTTTCCCGTCGGTTACAACGATATTGTCCCAAACGTTACCCAAAGCCCCGCACTTAATACAATGGATTGCCAACAAAGGCATTGAGGAAGCGGAACGATACAAAGGCGAACGGGCGGCGTATGGTACGTTTATGCACGCCGCATTTGAGGAATTATTAATTAACCGGGCTTATGATTTGGACGGGCTGAAAGGCAAACTAAAAGAATATATAGAGGTTTACCGATTGCCGGACGACTTTATTTATTACGCCGACGATTTGAAAAAGGACGTATTGGCGTTTGCTCAATTCGTGTTGGATTATGATGTACGCCCGTTGGCGGTTGAAATTGCGTTAGTGCATCCGTATTACAAGTATGCCGGAATGATTGATTGCCCGTGTACCATGTTGGCAAAGATTGGCGGGGACGAACGTAT